GTCCTGTTGTAACATCATCTGGAAGTTTTGGTGGACAGTCCTTTGTATTTTCAATATTAGAAGATATTAGTGTTCCTGTTATTAATGGAATAGCAAGTTTTAGTGACATTTCAGTTTATCAAGGATCTTTACTATCCTCTAATTTTACATATAGTTCAAGAATTCCAAATCAAAGATTTATTCTTCCAAACTCTGGAGTAGATACTGCTCTCATTAGTGTAGTAGTAAAGACTAATGAAGATGCTACTACTGGAACAAAGTATAGTCTTCAAGATAGTTTGTTTCAAGTTTTGTCCGACTCAAAGGTATACTTCTTACAAGAAATTGAAGATGAAAGATATGAATTAATTTTTGGGGATGATATATTTGGAAAAGCATTAGAAGAAGGAAATTATATAACAGCAGATTATATCACATGTGATGGTGATTCTGCCAATGGCATAAGTCAGTTCTCATTTGCTGGTAGATTAACTTATACTAGAAACTCAGTTACTTCCACGATTACCTCAGGAATTTCTGCAGTAACTACAGGATTGATTGCTACTGGTGGAGAAAGTATAGAATCTGTTGAGTCTATTAAGAAATATGCTCCAAGAATCTATGCATCTCAAAATAGAGCACTCACAGCAGATGATTATGAGACTTTAATTCCTGCAAGAATATATCCAGAAACTGAGTCCATTTCAGTATTTGGTGGAGAAGAACTAGTACCACCTCAATATGGAAAAGTTTTTATTAGCATCAAACCAAGAACTGGAGATTTCTTACCAAATCTTACAAAGGAAAATATCAAATTAAAGTTGAAAAAGTATTCAGTTGCTGGAATTATACCAGAAATTCTAGATCTGAAATATCTTTATATCGAATCAAATTCAAAAGTATATTACAATACAAACTTAGCACCTAATGCAGATTATGTTTCTACATTAGTTCAAACAAATGCAAATAAGTATGCAGATTCTACTGAACTGAATAAGTATGGTGCTAGATTCAAGTATAGTAAGTTTTTAAAGATAATTGATGACAGTCACGAATCTGTGACATCAAATATTACAACAGTACAAATGAGAAGAGATCTTAGAGTTGTACTGAATGCATTCTCCGAATATCAGATTGGATTTGGAAATGAGTTTCATATTAATAGTATGAATGGATATAATATTAAAACATCAGCATTTCTTGTAAATGGTATATCTCAACCAGTTTATCTTTCTGATATCCCAAATACTAATGGAGAAACTGGAAATCTTTTCTTCTTTACAGTTCCTTCAGCAAACTCTACAAGTGCAACTATTTTAAGAAGAAATGTTGGAACTATTGACTATAAGAGAGGAATTATTACTTTAAATCCAATCAGTATAATTGGAGGAAAAGTAAAGGACGGTCAAACAATAATAGAGATTTCTGCAGTCCCACGTTCTAATGATGTGGTTGGATTACAAGATTTGTATTTGCAACTAGATATTAATAATAGTACTTTTGATATGGTAGTTGACAATATTGCATCTGGTTTAGATCCTTCAGCATCAAATTACATATCTTCCTCAAGTTATGCAAATGGTGCTTTGGTTAGACCAACTCCAGAAATTGTGAGCGGATCTACAACAATTTCTACTACCATAACTAATATATAATCTTCGGAAACACTTCGGTTCATCATACTAATAAGAAACAAAAATAATAATGACAGAACAGAGAATTAAACTTAATAACGTCGTTCAGAACCAGATCCCCTCCTACGTTAGGGAAGAGTTTCCATTAATCTCAGAGTTTCTGAAGCAATATTATATTGCTCAGGAGTTCCAAGGAGCTCCTGTAGATTTAATTCAGAATATTGATAGGTATATTAAGTTAGACGAAACTGCATCTACTGTAAAATCTGTCATTTTAAGTTCAAATATTGATGAATTTGATAGTACTATTTCCGTTGACTTAGTAAAATCACCATCAGGAACAAATGGGTTTCCAGATTCTTATGGTATTTTAAAAATCAATGATGAAATAATCACATATACTGGAAAAACGTTATCATCATTTACAGGATGTATTAGGGGATTTTCTGGTATATCTTCATACCGACAAGATGCAAATCCAGAAGAACTGGTCTTTAGTTCTACTTCCGCTGCTGAGCACACAAGTGGATCTACGATAGAAAATTTGAGTGTTCTTTTTCTCAAAGAATTTTTATCAAAAACAAAAAATCAGTTTTTACCTGGTTTAAATGAAAGAGATTTATCAGAAGGTTTAAATCAGAATCTTTTTATAAAGCAAGCAAAAGATTTCTATTTAACTAGAGGTACAGATCGTTCTTTCGAAATATTATTCAAAGCATTATATAATGAAGAGGTAAAGGTTGTAAAACCTAGAGATTTTCTCTTTACGCCATCAAATGGACAATTTAGAATAACTAATGATTTTGTAGTTGAATCTTTGGATGGAGATCCTATGGATCTGGTGGATTCTACATTATTCCAAGATGAATATGGGGAGACAATCACGAAAGGATATGCACCTGTAACAAAGGTTGAAAAGATTGTTTCTGATGTAGGTCAAACGTACTATAAGTTGAGTATTGATGCTGGATACGACAGAGACATTGAAGTTGAGGGATCTACTTATGGCACATTCTCTATTCACCCTAAGACTAAACTGATTAATCAGGTTTCTTCTGGATCTACAATACTTGATGTTGACTCTACCATAGGTTTTCCAAATTCTGGAGAACTTACATTAACATACAATGATTTTTCTTCAGGAATAGTATCTTATACTTCAAAGTCTATAAATCAATTTTATGGATGTAGCAATATCACGGGAACGATTCTTGACGCAGAAAATATTGGTATTAATACATATGCGTATGGTCAGTCATTCTCTAACCAGAATGATATAATAAAAGTAAAGATTCATTCTGTTTTAGGATCTTTAAAGTATCCCCAAAGCGCATATTATTATTCAGTAGATGATACTGTAAGAATTAAAACTCTTGGATCAAATAGATCAGATTTCAAGACTAAAAACTGGATTTTAAATATTGCACCTATCTTTCAAGTAAAATCTATTACTTTACTTGATAATACAGACAAAACTTATAGAGTAAAACTGACAAAGGATCATCCATTTAGAACTGGAGACTCTGCTACTATTATTGGTAATGGTGCAGAAAAGTCCACAAAGATCATAGAAATTACCTCATCTGATTCATTTGTAATAAAAGGTCAAGGTGATTTAAATCTGTCTCTTACATATAAGATAAGAAAAAATCTACAAAGAGCACTTTCAAATAAGTTTCCCAAAATAAGTTCATATGGTTCTAATGTTCAGAATGTTTATGATTATGCGGGTAAAATATTAGTTGCTTCTCCATCTTTGCCTTTCTATGATGGACAACCATTAGATTCAACAGATAGGTCTATAACATTCTCTGGATCTTTTTCTGGATCTGAATTTAAGATTACAAGTTCTTCAGATCATGGATTCTATACTGGAGATGCGGTTTATTATATACCAGAAAAAGTACAAACATCCGTTTTTGTTGGAACAGCATTAACAACGGTAACTAATATCAACTCTTCTTTATTTGATGAGGGTCTTTATTTTGTTAAGAGAATAAGTTCAACAACTATTAAACTTGCAAGAAGCAGAACAGATATTTTCAATAATAGATTTGTTTCTTTAAGTGGGCAAACTTCCGTTACAAATAATATAATCCAACTATATGATTTTAGACCAAAGTCTTTACAAAGTCAAAAACTTTTTAGAGAAATTTCTGATCCAATTGATGATGGATCTGTTAATGAAACCGACCCTGGATTTACTGGTATATTAATAAATGGTGTTGAGATTAAGAACTATAAATCTCAAGACGTTGTTTATCATGGTAAACTGAATGAGATTGAAGTAACTTCGCCTGGTAGTGAATACGATGTAATCAATCCACCATTGGTTAACATATCAGACTCTACAGGAGTGGGTGCAACTGGATATGCTGCAGTTTCAGGATCTCTTCAAAGAATAAGAGTTTTAGACTCCGGGTTTGATTATATTGAAACTCCAACTATTAGAATATCTGGTGGAAATGGATCTGGAGCTTTAGCAACTCCAAGCATGAAGTTGATTGATCATTCAGTTCTCTTTAATTCTGAAGATTATTCCACAAATGCAGGTGTAGTAACAACTTCAAATACCATTGGTTTTGGTACATATCATAAGTTTAAAATTTCTGAAGAGGTTTTATATCAAACTTTCTCACAAAAAGCCGTTGGTGGAATAACAACAGATTCGGTATACTATGTTTCTATTGAAAATGATTATGCAATAAAATTGCATAAAACAAAAGGTGATGCTATTGCAGGAATTAACACAGTTGATCTTACATCAAACGGAATTGGTAAGCATTCTTTTAAATCTGTCAATAAAAAGAATGTATTAGCAGCAGTTAATGTAGTTTCTTCTGGAAGTGGATACGAAAACAAACAAAGAACTTGTGGAACTAGTGGTGTAAGCACTTCATACAATCAAATAACGATAACAAATCACGGATATAATTCGGGAGAGATTGTAAAATATACTTCAGATGGAACTGTTATTGGAGGATTATCCAATGGCTCAGAGTATTATTTGACAAAAGTCAATGATGATAACTTTAAGTTATCTCATGTAGGAGTTGGTGCAACAAGTCAAGATTTTTATTATAAAACAAATCAATATATTGATTTAACCTCGGTTGGTGTTGGAACCCATTCATTTAACTATCAAGATATTACTGTTACAATATCTGGAAAAATAGGTATATCTTCAATTGGATCTGAAACATTTGAAGCTAGACTTCAACCAATCTTTAGAGGATCTATAACATCAATCCATTTGTCCAATCAAGGCGTTGGATATGGATCATCCGAAATAATCAATTTAGATAAGCAACCTCAAATATCGTTAATATCTGGTCAAGATGCCCAACTTGGACCTATAATAGAAAATGGAAAAATCACTGAGGTTGTTGTCTTAAATCAGGGTAAAAAATACAATTCCCCTCCAGATTTGATTATTCGCGGAGATGGTGTTGGTGCTGTTATCACTCCGGTTTTAAATAATGGTTTTATAACATCTGTTAAAGTAATAGAATCTGGTGGTGGATACTCTCAGCAAAACACTTCAATATCTGTTCTTTTTTCGGGTAAAGGAGCAGAATTTAGAGCAAAAATCCAAAAATGGACAGTAAACCTTTTTGGAAAGAATTTTTCTAACTTTACTGGAGATGATGGATACATTTCTCTCGGGTTGAATCCAGATTATGAATTAGAGTATTCTCATTTATATGCTCCAAGAAAACTTAGAGAAATACTTTATTCAGTAGATCAAGAAGGAAACACACTTTTTACACAAAAAGATCTTCCAAAAGTAAATAATTTAGAAGTTTCGTCATCAAATCACTCACCAATCATAGGATGGTCATATGATGGACACCCAATTTATGGTCCATATGGATATACAACAAGATCTGGTGGTGCAGTAACTCAACTAAGATCTGGGTATAAACTGAGTTTAAGAAATAATAGACCATCTATTTCAAATTTCCCAGAAGGATTTTTCGTAGAGGACTACATCTATACAAAAGTTAGTGATGAGACTGTTCTTGATGAGAATAATGGAAGATTCTGTATAACACCGGAATATCCAAATGGAACTTATGCATATTTTGCAACTTTTGAATCTGCTTTGGATTCCTCAGGACCATTCGTAGGATATAAGAGACCAGCATTCCCATATTTAATTGGTAATAACTTCAAGTCAATACCAAATAAATTTAATTTTGATTATAAGTCAAATCAAGATGATATTGATTTGAATAAGACTGATTGGTTGAGAAACACTGGTGCGTATAATCTTATTGATGGAAATGTTACATATGAATACTTAAACTCACCAAACAGATTAAATCAGTCTGCAGATATTACTGCAGTTTATCCAGGATTTGTTGAAAATGTTGGAATTATTACTGGCGGTACTAACTATAAGGTAAATGATTCTATTGTCTTTGATAATACTGAAACTCAAGGAAATGGTGCAGCTGCTAGAGTATCAAGAATTTTAGGAAAATCTGTCAATAGTGTTAGTGTTGCTACCAGTTCAATCACAAACGTTGAAATCTATCCATCAGATAATAAAGGAAATTATAATGTAGTTTGTGCAAATCCACATAATTTTAAAAATGGTGACTTTGTACTAATATCTGGACTTTCTACAACATCATCTAAAATTGGTGGCGTTTATAGTGCTGGAGTTGGAACAAATACTTTAGCAGTTGCTGGAGTAGGTACATTATCATCTGGAATAGGAACAGTTGGTGCTACTGGTATAGTAACCTATTTCAAAGTATCTGGTAATTTGGGAATATCAAAGATAAGAGAAAATGATATTCTTAGTATCGGAACAGAAAAAGTAAAAGTATTAAATGTTGAACCAGAATATTCTAGACTTAGAGTTATTAGAGAGTTTAATGGTACTGTAGGATCAGCACACTCTGTAACTACAGTCTTATATGAAAATCCAAGAAAACTTTCTATTAATGCAGGATTCAATACTTCATATGATTTCAGAGAAAACAAAGAAATCTACTTTAATCCAGTAGAATCTGTTGGTTTAGGATCAACATCTGGTGTTGGTATTGGTACTACTATATTCCTCTCAAACCCAGGAACGGGTGTTTCTCAGATATTCATCCCAACAAAATCGATTTATATAAGAAACCATGGGTTGGAAACTGGTGATGAGTTGACATACTCTCCTAACAATGGAAGTGGTCTTGTAGTTTTAGAAAATGGGGTTGGAATAGGTACTACATTATCAGATCAACAATCAGTATTTGTTGCTAGAATTTCAAGCGATCTAATCGGATTATCTACAGTAAGAGTTGGTTTAGGAACAACTGGAACTTTTGTTGGTATTGCATCTACTGTTGCAAGTGCAACATTAATGGCATTTACTGGCATTGGTATTGGAGACTATCATAGTTTCACTACAAACTATCAAGTCATAACAGGATCTGTTACAAGAAATCTTATTACTGTTTCTACAGCACAGACGCATGGATTATATTCTGAACACAATGTATATCTTGACGTAAAACCTTCAATATCAACAACTTACACTATTGCATATAATGACTACAATAGAAAACTTTTAGTCAATCCAAAGACTTTTGCTTCTTCTGGAGTTAACACGATATCAAATTCTATTACGATTGTAAATCATGGATATGAAACTGGAAATAAAGTAATCCATACAGCAACAAATCCAGCTCAAGGACTACAAAATAATGCGACATATTATATTGTAAAGATTGATTCTGATACATTTAAGTTGTCAGATACTTACTATGATTCTGTTAGCTCAAAACCATCTATTGTAGGTATTGCAAGCACTTCTAGTGGGACCATTTCTTTGGTCAATCCATCAATTGAAATATATGGAAATTCATCTTTAATCTTTGATCTGTCAGATGAATCTTTATCATATAACAATCAGTCAACACTTTATCCAGCGTTTGAGTTTAATTTTTATCTTGATGAAAATTATACGCAACCATTTTATAAGAATAAGTTGGGAACAACATTTAATGTTCAAAGAACTGGTAGAGTTGGAATAGATACAAATGCAAATGTTTCTCTGTCAATAGATAAAGACACTCCAACAAAACTTTACTACAAGTTGGATCCAATAAAAGAGAGTGACTTGCCAACAGAAAAGTCTGAGATAAATGTCGATGATTCAGTAATATCACACAATCAAATCAGTATCAAAGAAAGTCTTTATAATGGAAAACATATTGTATCCATTGCATCTACAGGTACATTTACATTCTCTTTACCACAAACTCCAGAAATATCATCATATACAACATCAAATGCAGCACTGTCTTATGAAACAGATTGTATTCATGCTTATGGTCCAATAACAAAGATTGAAATCAAAGACAAAGGAAGAAACTATTATAGTATTCCTGGAATAACTTCTATTACAACTGGTATTGGATCTGGTGCTATTTTAGAGGCATCAAGCACCAGTATTGGAAAGATTGCTAAAACCAAAATCAATGATATTGGATTTGACTTTCCTGCAGACAAAACTTTAAGACCAAATGCTTCTTTACCACAAATTATTAAGATTGAGTCTTTAACTTCATTAAAATCTGTTGGGGTTTCTTCTTTTGGTAGAGGATACAACTCTGCACCAAAACTCTTAGTATTTGATGGCAAAACTAATGAATTGGTTGATGATATTGATCTCAAATATCAACTTGGAAATTCTAAAGTTGAAATCCTTAAAAATACTTATGGAATTAGCAATACTAAACCAACATTTTTACCGATTCAAAACTCAAATGGTGTTGGAATAAGTTCTGTTGGATTTAATACTACAACAAAAGATGTAACCGTTACTTTAGCAGTAGGATTTAGCACTGCAGATTCTTTCCCATTTAATGTCAATGATAGAGTATTGATTGAAAACGTAAGTGTTGGTGTTGGATCAACTTTAAGGGGATATAATTCAGTAACTTATGGATATCAACTCTTTACCTTAACTGCAGTAGATGAAAACCGTGGTGGAATTGGATCAGTCACATATAATCTTTCGAATTATATCAATGCAGGAGAGCATCCAGGAACATTTGATTCCTTGAATTCTGCTGGAAGAATAATCCCAGAAAAATATTTCCCAACCTTTAACGTAGAACTTCAAGCAAATGATTTTATTCAAGGTGAAGTTGCCAATTCTAACTCTGCTACAGGAGTTGTTGAAAGTTGGAATAACAATACAGGCATTTTAAAAATTTCTTCAAGTGGAACCTTTAAAACTAATGAAAAGATCATAGGTGAATCATCTTTAACACAGGGTATTGCTTCATCAATCACCTCTTTTGATTCTACTTTTGGTTTAAATACTTTCTCAAAAGTGATAAGTGGTTGGAACTCAAACTCAGGATTCTTAAATGATAATTTACAAAGAGTTCAGGATAGTTTCTACTATCAAAACTTCTCATATTCAATAAAATCTAAAGTTACATATGATACTTGGAATGACGCAGTTAGTGCTTTGAATCATGCTTCTGGATTTAGAAAATTCTCAGATTATCAACTTGAATCTTCTTTACCAGAATCAAATAGCAATTCAATGACTGTTGGAATCACAACAGACTTAACTTCTTTTGAGGTCATTGGGGATTTAACTTCTGTTGTCAATTTAAATTGTGTTTATGATTTTGATCTTGTTACAGAAAACTCTTTAACTCAAGGATCCACAATTTTGTCAGATGAAGTCATATTCTCAAGTAGAATTTTGACTGATTACTTTGAATCTTTTGGAAATAGAGTTTTGTCTATTGATGATTTGGGTAGTCAATTTAATAGCAATCCAAGATCAACTGCATTTAGTGTTGTAAACACATTTAATCTTTCTGATGTAAGAGCGCAAAAATATTTTGCCTACATTAGAGACGTTCGTTTTACGGCTCAGAGACAGTTAATGGCGATCACTTTAGTTCATGATGGAACATTTGCATATATTAATCAATATGGAAGAACCGAAACCGTTTATGATCTTGGATCTTTTGACTTTACTATCTCTGGATCAGAGGGTCAATTATTATTCTATCCAACAAGATATACCATAAATGATTATCAACTTGCAGTTATATCCTACAACTTAGATGACAATCTTCTTGGAATAGGCACAACAAGCATTGGTGGTGTTGTTAACATTCAAACTTCAAGTAAAGAAGCGATTGGAATAGCATCAACAACAATTGTATCCATTGGAACAACATATAGATCAGTTAAAGCTCTTATCGAGATTACTGGTTCTGGAAATGAATATGAATTTGATGAGTTGAATATAATCCATGATGGAACAGATGTTTACTTTACTGATTATGGACAAGTAACCACAAATCCAGGATTTTTTGGAATATCGGGATTTGGAACTTATTATCCATACATTTCAGGATCAAACTTACTTGTTGATTTTATACCAAATGCTGGAGTCGCTGTAACTGTTAACACCATTCAGGTTGCTATTAGCAGTGAAGGTGTTAGTGGAATTGGAACTATTGATTTAAAACATGCACTGCTTGAGGGTAGATCTACAACGATCTCATCTTCAGGTACACCAGGTATTCATACAATCGGAAGTTATTCTGATGATTATGATGCCGCATATTTTGTTGTTCAGGTTTCTGATACAACCAATGGAAGATATCAGATGTCTGAG